ATCTTGCGCAAGAGGTCACGACCCTGCGCACGCTGGTGAGAGTCACGCGCCGCGATGCGCAGGTGTTCGGCTTTACGGATTCGGACGACGATATCGAGTATCAGTCGGTCCTATACCGCGCGCGCAGCGGCGCCAGCGGATCTGCCGTCGTATCGGGCGCCGACCTGTCAACCGACAATCTTGAGGTGCTGGGCCTGCTGTCCGGCAGCGACATCACCGAAGCGGACCTGGAGGCTGGCGTTTGGGACGCCGCGCAGGTGATGGTGTCGCAGGTCAACGCGGCGAACCTGTCGCAGGGCGAACTAATGCTGCGCGTCGGCCAATTTGGTGAGGTCGAGCGCGCCAACGGCACCTGGCGAGTCGAGGTTCGCGGCCTTACAAACACGCTGCAGCGGACCATCACTCGCACGTACCTCCCGACCTGCGACGCAGACCTGGGTGATGCGCGCTGCGGCGTCAACCTGACCTCGCGCACTCAGAGCAACACCGTCGCGACCGTGCTTAGCGCGCGGCAGTTTGTTAGCCCAACCCTGCCTGGCGCTGCCGGTGTGTACGCTGGCGGCCGCCTGACCTGGACCAGCGGCGGCAACGCGGGCCGTCAAATGGAGGTGCTCAACAACGACGGGGCGGGCGGTGTTCAGCTCGTTCTCGACATGCCAACCCTCATTGCCGTGGCTGACCAGTTCACCATCGTTGAGGGTTGCAACAAGACGACTAACCACTGCGCCAACAAGTTTGGCAATGTCGTCAATTTCCGTGGATTCCCGCACGTGCCCGGCGTCGACAAGACTCTGCGCTACGGGGGCAGTTGATGAGCGTGACCTCACAACAGGTTGTGGCTGCCGCTCGCGGCTGGCTGGGCACGCGCTGGCAGCATCAGGCCAGCGTCAAGGGCGTGGCGTGCGACTGCGTGGGCCTAGTAGCTGGTGTGGCGCGCGAGCTGGGACTGCTGCACGCCGACCTGCCGCCCTACGAGCGCACTGCCGACGGGGCCACGCTCACCCGGCTGTGCGCGCAGCACATGCGACGCGTGCCGCTGCCCAGCCTGCAGCCGGGCCACGTAGCCATGCTGCGCTTCGAGGCCTACCCCACGCATCTCGCAGTAGTGGGTGACTACGCCCACGGCGGCCTGTCCCTCATTCACGCCAGCGCGCCCGCGCGTCGCGTTATCGAGCACCGGCTCGACGACCTGTGGTGGTTTCGACTGGTCAATGGGTTCGAGCTGCCGGGCGTGGAGTACGTATGAGCGACGCCGCGGCTCGAAGTGGGCTCACGCTGATCGGTCAGTCTGCCGGGGCGGCTATCGGCGGACCAATCGGCGCCGCCGTCGGCGGCGCTATCGGTAACGCGGTAGGCTGGTGGTTATTCCCCGAGCAGATCACCGCCGAGGGGCCGCGCCTGTCCGAGCTGACGGTGCAGGCGAGCACCTACGGCGTGACCATCCCGGTCGTGTACGGCCAATGGAGATTGACCGGCAACATCATCTGGGCGGCGGACATCCGAGAGACGCGCCAAGAGCGCGACGCAGGCGGCAAGGGCGGCCCGCAGCAGACGCAGGTCTCGTACACCTACGATGCGAGTTTCGCCGTGGGTCTGTGCGAGGGTCCAATCGCGGGCGTGCTGCGCATCTGGGCCGACTCGCGCCTGGTATACGACGTGAGCGCCACCGCAGACGCCGAGGCGGTGGCCGCCAGTATCAACGTGGGCGACGTGATCACCGTCTACACCGGCACGCAAACGCAAATGCCGGACCCAACCATTGAGGCTGCGCTCGGCGTGGGCAACGTGCCGGCCTATCGCGGCCTGGCCTACGTTGTGTTCCGCGACCTTGCCCTCGGTGACTACGGCAACCGGATACCCAACCTGTCGTTCGAGGTCGTTGAGAACGGCGACCTGGAGCCCGGCTTCAGGGTGCTGGACGTGGCCGCGCCCACCGAGCCGCTGTACCGACTGAACTCCGCGCCACTCCGACAAGACCCGATCATCAGCACCTTTGGCGGCGGCATTATCCGCGTGCTGAGTTCTGGAAATATAGGGCAGGCCCGGCTGTACGAGGTGACCGGCGCTTACATCGGCGCCACATCAGCGTCCGACGCCGAGTCCAACCTGCCGCCGTTTGCCGCGCTCGATTTTTACTATGGCGGCTGGCAGCTCGGCGAGTCCGGTTACACGTTGTACAACCGCACCCAGCCGCTACCACTCGGACGAGTGCTGCGCGTTGACAACGTAAGCGAGTCAATTCAAAGCCTTGAAATCGGTACGCCGATTCAAGGCTTGCAGTTGGCCGGTCTCGTCGCGTGCGTTGACTGTCTGCACTACGTGGTTCTCACTACGTCAGCTTTCCCGACGGCGACCAACTGGAACTTGTTCCGATGGAACGGCGTGGGGCCGGAGCTGGTGCGCAGCGGTACGGTCGATGCGGTGAATGGCGAAAGCATATACACCTTCGGCGTGTCTCCCGTCGATCAGTTTGTCGGCAGACGGGCTGCCTCCATGCTGGAGTCCGACCTCACGCACCTGTGGGTCTATCTGGGAGACGGTGATCTCGCGGTCTACAAGTTGGACCGCGACAACGTGCTGCGCCGCGTGTTGCTGTTCGATGGCTCGACCGCCCGTCGGCCGCGCATGGAGTTTGTTACCGGCTCCGTAGCGCTCAACGCAGACCGCGGGCTGTGCTGCGTGCTCGGCACGACCGAAGGTGACGTCACCCGCATCTACATCTACAGCCGCCTGACCGGCGGCAGCACCGGAACGCGCACGGTCTCGCAGGTGATTAATGGCCTGTGTCAGCGTGCGGGGCTGACGGTCGGCCAACTCTCGTCGTCCACGTTAACTGACCCGGTCATCGGGTATGGCGTCAGTCAGCCGCAGACCGCGCGCTCGGCTATTGAAGCGCTTAGCCGCGTGTACCCGTTCACCGGCGTCGAGAGCGGCACGCAGTTGAGATTTGCCGGCCGCAACAGCGCCGCAGTGGCGACCATCAACGCAGACGATCTGGGCGCCACGGCCGGCGATGATGCTGTCGATCTCGTAGTCTCCACGCGCGCGCAGGAAACCGACCTGCCGGCCCGTATGACACTACGCTACCCGGCCGTTGATGCAGACTATCAAGTCGGCGCGCAAAGCGCGCGCCGCATGATCACCGGCAGCGAGCAGGTGCTCGAGCTGGATATCCCAGTTGCCCTGACAGACCAGCGCGCGGCAGAGGCTGCGCAGGTGTTGCTGTCGGAAGCGTGGGTCGCCCGCAACCAGCGTCAATTTGCGACCACGCGCAAGTGGGCCGCGCTGGAGCCGGGCGACGTGGTCAACCTGGCGCTGCCACAGACCACTTACACCGTGCGCATTGTGCGCAAGAGCGAGGCTGGCGGACTGGTGCAGTGGGAGGCAGTTGACCATTCGAGCGCGGCGTACACAACGAGCGTAGTAGCGGGGCAGACTCCGCCCGGCGTGCCGGTAGGCCTGCCGGCCGTTACGCAGTGCGAGATCATGGATCTGCCGCCTCTGCGCGACAATGACGACGACGGCGGCGTGTACGCAGCGGTCTTCCCAATCAGTGGCCGCCGATGGAACGGCGCGCTCATTGAGCGGCGGCCCATCAACGTCGCTACGTGGCAAGCAGTGGAGACCGTCTATTCGGGCGGTACACTAGGCTGCATGGTCACAGTGCTGCCGCCGTTCGCAGGCGGCAACAGGTGGGACCAGTCCAGCGAGGCGCAGGTCGAGATGCTGTCCGGCGCGCTGTCCAGCGTAACAGAGCTGGCCGTGCTCAACGGCGCTAATGCCGCACTGATCGGCGACGAGATTGTGCAGTTCCGCGAGGCAACGCTGCTCAGCGGCACGACCTACCGGCTACGCGGTTTCTTGCGTCAGCGCCGCGCAACCACCGCAGAGGCGGCAACGCACACGGCCAACGAGCGATTTGTCCTGCTCGATGCTGACAGCCTGCGGCGGATCGACGTGTCTCTGGGAGAGGTGGGCTACACGTTCGTCTACACGGCTGTCACGCTGGGAGGGCGGCGTGACCTAATGTACCGGCAGACCGTTAAACACACCGGCCGGGCGATCAGGCCCCTGAGCCCAGTGTTGCTTAACGCAGTGCGGGGCGCGGACGACAGGCTGCGTTTTAGTTGGACCCGCCGCGCACGGATTAATGCGGGCTGGAACGATTTTGCCGACGTGCCACTCGATGAGCCAGATGAGCTCTATGACGTTGAGCTCGTTACTAACGACGTTCTCGCTCTCCGATTGCTGTATCTGCCCGACTGGGATCGCCGCGAGGTGGAGTGGACATTAGGCCAGCAGATCGCCGCGACTAACCGGCCGGTGCAGCAGGTGGTGCTGCGTGTGTGGCAGAAGAGCAATCGCGTCGGCCGGGGTGAGCTGGCCGAGGCGGTGGTCAGTGCGCCCCTGATGCCGTTTATCCGCGACTGGAACGACAACCTGGTCACCGCACAGACGGTCTTTGGACCCAGTGCCACGCACAGCGTTGTGTCCGGTGTTTTCCAGCTCACCGCACTCGGAAACGGCTGGAGCCGCCTGGATCAGGCGTACTCGGTGTTGGATTTTCGACTCGAACTGGACGTCATCACCAGCGGGTCCGGGTTTGCGGGGGTCGTGTACCGCACGACGGGTTGGTCCGGCAGTGGCGGCATGTACGCTTACCTGGTGACCATTTTCAGCGCGGCCGGAGGGATCAACGTCACGCTCTACCGGGGCGCCAACTCGGCCGCAGGGGGCGCCGATACGACGGTGTCTCAGGTGTTCGTGCCGGGTCCGTCAACGGGCACATTTCGGCTTGCGGTCGCGGTCACCGGCAACACGCACCAAGTCAGCGTCAACGGCCTGCTGCGCATCAACGCCGTCGACAGCATTTTCCAGTCTGCAGGTCAATTTGGTCTTTACGCCTACGCCGCCACCATGCAATTCGACAATCTCCGCATCAACTACTAAGGACACCCATGGCCGACAGCAGCGGATTCAGCCTGCCCGACTTCATTGCGGAAAATCAGGCGCAAAAAGAGGTCACGGCCAACGGCTTTTTCGACGCGGGCAGCCCGGCGATTTTGTTCGGCCGCCGCGTATCGACCTCCGGATTGCTCACCTGGGGATTCTATGGCGGCGAGTTGCTCGTCGACGGCGTGCTCACGGCGATCAACAACGGTTCCGTCTCGCTCACCGTTAGCGCCACCAATTTCATCGAGGCGACGCGCGCAGGCGCGGTCAGTGCTAACACCACGGGATTCACCGCCGGCCGCATCCCGTTGTATGAGGTGGTGACCAACGCAACAACTACCACCTCCTGGACCGACCGCCGCGCATGGGTCCAGCCTGCACACGTTGCCGGCCTGCTCGCTCGCGCGATGGCAACCGACGCAAACATCACCCTGACTGCCGCCGAGGCGCGCAACCAGATCCTGCGCATTACCTCCAGCGTCAGCCTAGCTGCCACTCGCAACGTGGTCGTGCCGCTGGCGCCGCAAATCTGGGTCGTGGACAACAGCACAACCGGCGGTCAGTCCCTGCAGTTCATCGGCGCAACCGGCACTGGCGTGACTGTAGCCAATGCGCGTCGCGCGGTAATATTTTCGGACGGCACGAACATTGTGCGCGCCAGTCCGGATCAGGCGTAAATTCCCGATTGCGCATCCTATCCACGAAAGGTGCATCATGATGACTCGACTCCGGCGCTGGCTTGCGTCCATCTTCATCCGGCTTGCATATCGCGTGCGGCCGGCTTCCGACGCGGCGTCCTCCGCGACGC